CAAGAGTCGAGATGTCAGAAGTGCTTCAGCTGAGATTCTGGAGGAGCTTACCGGGCTTGATGCTGGATTGTTTGGGGTTTCTACAGGCGAGCTAGTAGAGGCAGCAAGAGCAAGGCTTAGAGATAATGCTCAGCTTCTAAACCAGCAGGCTGAGATAATAAAGACCGCCAGAGAGAAGGCGGAGTTAGAGGCATTCGAGGCAAGAACAGGCCTAAAGGGTTTTGAGACGCCAGTAAACCAAGACATACTAGGCTATAACGTAAATGACTATTTAAAAGAGCTTGAGGATCAGTCAGAGCGTGAAATAATAATCAACAAGCGCACTAATGATCAAAAGCGAAGGGATGATCAGAAGCTTCTAGAAGACAAGAAGCGAATGCAGGACTTAGAACTAAGCACCACGGCCAATCTATTTGGTAATCTAGCAGAAATAGCGGCGGCGGGCGGTGAAGAGTCATTCACACTATATAAGCGCATGGCTCAAGCTCAAGCAGGCGTAAGTGCTGGTTTAGCAATACTAAATGCACTAGCCGCGCCAACTGGAAACCCTATTTTAAATGGTGCAATGGCGGTAAGCATAGGGGTTCTAGCTGGTGTTCAGATAGCGGCCATTGAACAGCAATCCTATAGCGGTGCTCGTGCGATGGGTGGCTCCGTTGCTGGCGGGAACAGCTACTTAGTTGGCGAAATGGGGCCAGAAATTATAACAATGGGCGCTCAAGGTGGTTTTGTCACACCTAATCATAAGTTAGGCGGAGGAGAATCTGTTACAATCGTTAATCAGATTGGTAATGGTGTTTCTGGCAACGTGCGGGCTGAGGTGGCAGCAATGGGGCCACAAATTACAGCCATGGTTATGGCAGGAATGAAAGGCGCTAGACGATGACAATAGATATTGATATTAAGCCGGATGCGGCACAGTTGGGTATAGGGTTTAACGTTCAATCCTTCAACAGCACGCTAAGCGGCTCTAAGCAGTTTAAAGAGCTTCCTGGCTCTCGCTGGGTTGGCTCGATCACTTGGTCACAAAGACAAGGAATTGACGCTAAAACGCTTGTTGGCCAGCTTAGCAGCTTACGCGGAATGATTGATGAGTTTAGAATACTGCCTCCTGATCACGAGGGCTTAGGTACTGCTCTAGGCTCCGGTGTTGTTAATGGTGCTGATCAAACAGGCTCTAGCCTTATTACAAGCGGATGGGCTGCTAATCAGTCTATATTGCTAGAGATTGGTGACTATATAGAAATTAACGGCGAACTAAAGCGAGTTACTTTGCGTGCCGCTAGTGATGGTTCTGGAAATTCAACAATTCAATTTCAGCCTCCTATTAGGAAGTCGCCAGCCAATGGATCAGCTGTTATAACTACTGAGCCACGAATGACAATGCGGTTAACCTCGCCAATAAATACAGCGTCATTTTCAGCGCCTCTTGTTTATGCTATATCAATTGAGGCTGAGGAGGTTATCTAATGACTCGCACTATCGACTCAAATACGCTTAGGGCTATGACTAGGTTGGACTATCGTCCGATTGTACTAGTTGAGATTGATACGCCTTCATTGGCTATTAGGCTAACCAGCAGCACACAAGATATAGTATTTGAGTCTAACACCTATACAGCTAACGCTTTAGGCGGAATTAGCACAATAGCCGAAACAGCCGACCTTAATGATGCTCAAATATCTATTATTTTCAGTGGTATTGATCCAGCAATAAAAGCGGCTGTAGTTGCCTCTGATTTCATTAATAGCAAGGTTACAGTCAGGATTCAATTCTTTGATAGCGGATGGAAGTCGTCAGGCGATGGGTTAATTTACTTTATTGGCTCTGCTGCAAGTCAGAACATTGCAAGCGGCCAAAGCTCCGATATTACTGTATCATGTAAGTCGAAGGTTGCTAGCTTAAGTCGCCCAAGGTCTGAGCGCTATAGTGATCAAGAGCAGCAGGCTCAATATCCAGGTGATTTAGGTATGCAGTACGCCAGCGAATTGGCTAGCAAAGATATAATTTGGCCTAATGCGGCATGGTTTAAGGAGAATCAATAGTGGTTTTTAAGGTTGGCGGCATTGTTGGCAAGATTGGCGAGCAAATATCAAGCGGCGCTGCTTCTCACACCAGTAGCTTAGAGGCTTCCGTCGATCAGATTGTTGACTCCGGCGGTGATTTCTTTAGAGCTGTTGGTCGTGGGGATTTGGGCGGAGCGGGTAGTGATCTTCTAGCCATAGGTGCTGAGGCTACAAACATAATGACCGGCGGAACAATGAATGTCGGCTTTAATGCTTTCCGCAGGTTTGTTACTCCTGATATACCAACGCCTGATTTTGAAGACCGAAAGAATCAAATCACTAGCGCTAGCGCACCTAGACGAATGATTTACGGCGAAACTCGAACGGGTGGCGTTGTTCGGTATGCTGAGTCGTCAGGAGATAATGATAAATTTATTCACCTTATTGTTATTTTTGCCGCTCACTCTTGCGACTCAGTAAGTGAGATTTATTTTGACGGTGATCTTGCGTTTATAGGCACTACTGCGCAAGGTAAGTTTGTCGGCAAGGCTTCCGCAATTGTAGAGACTGGGAAGCAGACAGTAGCTAATGCCGCAATTGTTGCAGACACACCAAGTGGATGGACTAATGACCATAAATTGCTAGGTCAGACTTATGCGTATTTTAAGCTTGAGTATGATACCGATGTCTTTCGCTCAATACCTAACATTACGGCTACTGTAAAAGGCAAGGATGACATTCTTGATCCACGCACCGGTTTAAATGGCTGGACTGATAATCAGTCGCTTTGCGCTATGGATTATTTGCGTAGTCAGTACGGATTCAGAACGCAGCTATCTGAAATAGATCAAGATTCGTTCACTGTCGGCGCCAATATCGCTGATGAGCTGGTAGCCTCTGGCGTGGGAGTTACCGAAAAGCGCTACACAGTAAACGGCTCAATATCCATAATTGACGACCCACGCGCACCTCTTGATAATATGATGATTGCGGGCATGTCCACGATCCAATATATTCAAGGTGCCTTTAGGTTTATACCTGGCGTTTATGTCGCGCCAACAAGTCAGAATAGCTTAGGAACTTCTCAATATACATTCGATAGCACAACCTCATTTACTTTTGATTCTACAATAGCGCCGACATTTGACAGTGGCTATGGGATTAACTACAAGTTCACCGACGACGACTTAATAGGCGGAATTGCCTATACCCCAAGCGGCGATACAGACAGCAGGGTTAACGCTACTAGAGGCTCTTACATTGACCCAGGTCAAGATTATGAAGCCGTTGATTTTGTTCAGCTGAATATTCCAGCGTATGAAACTCAAGACAAGGAGATTTTATATTCCGATACTAAGTTTCAGTTTGTTAATTCTGGAACGACAGCCCGACGATTGTCTAAGATATTCCTAGAGCGTTCGCGTTATGGTGTTAGATTGTCTGTTCGATTTAAGCTTCGAGCGCTAGAATTTGGTGTTGGTGATCGAATAGAATTTGAATCTGTTAGTGAAGGACTTGCGAATAAGGTTTATCGGATAGATGAAATAACGCCAAGTATTGACGGAGCAGACGTATCTCTATCTGAGGACGACCCTTTAGTATGGGATTGGCAAGAAGGCGATGCACTGGTAGTTACACCTCCTCCGCCATTAAGCCTGCCAGACCCCTTAACAGTATCCGCACCAACCGGCCTAACTGTAAGTGAATCGGTTTATATCGGCAATGATCAAAGCTCGCTTAAATCACGAGTTACAATTGACTGGGATAATAACGATGTCATTCAGCGCTGGGAGGTTCAAGGATCTTTTGATTCTGGCCCGTTTGTTGATTTGACTAGCTATGTTTCTACTAACTCTTTTATTTTAGATGACGCTCAAATAGGTGATTGGACATTTAGGGTTCGAGCTGTAAATGGCATAGGTGCAAAATCGGCCTATACCTCTAGTGCCTTTACTACTAACGGTAAAACAACTGTACCGGCGGCTATTAGCGGCTTTGCAGGCACAAGGCGACCGAACGGCGTAGAGATTAATTGGAATGAGTCAGCAGATCAAGACGTTGCATACTACGAAGTAAGAAACGGTGCTAGCTGGGCAGCTGGAACTCCTGTTCGCCAGCTAACTGGGAATGGCTTCTTATGGGAGCCTGAAAATCAGACAGTTAGTACGTTATGGGTTAAGGCTTATGACAAGTCAGGAGGCGAATCCGCAACGGCAACCAGCTTAATTGTTGGTACTGGATCAACCGCAGTAACTTCTGACACTGGGCCGATTGTTAATAACAAGGTTTCTTTTGCTGATAATACTAGCGGTTACTATCTAGGCGACGAGGAGTTCATTGTAGGTAACGCCTCAACATTCCTAAGCTTTAGCCCCACAACACAGTTTGACCTTGTTACGCCAGAGCTGACAATTACAGGTGGTAGTGTAGATTTTAGTGGCACCATTTCAACATCAGACAATAGGTTTAAGGTTCAAAATACCGGAAATATACCGGTAGGGTCTGAAAACACAGTCTGCTCCATTTCAGCAGCAACAGGAAGCGGGGTAATTGTATCGTCAACATCAACCAACCCCGCCCTCATATCAACATCGCAAGATTCAACCGCAATAAGGGCTATATCTGGTACTGGTGGTAATGATGGCGGGGTTGCTGTCGAAGTTGACTCTAACGCATTCAATGCAATATCGGCAACAAGTAGAGATGCTAATGGAGCCTTGCTAAAAGGACAGATTTCAGGCGCTTATGCAATAAACACAAATATAGATCCTCTGGAGGACTTGGCTGGCCGCGCTGCGTTAATTGTTGAGACTCAACAGGATCATAGGCCCCACATACAAATGCTAACACAACACACGGTTTTCCCTACTGCTAGTGATGGCGCTATAATACTTGGAGTTAGACCGGGCGGTGAAACTAGAATATACATAAGAACCAACGGCTTTTGGCGCTCAGTAGATGCTAGTGGCGCTGTAGCTGATGGCGTGGCAATTCCATAAAGGGTTAAATTATGACAATAGAAACTATAAACATAGGCACTTCGCCAAACGACGACACTGGCGACGACCCCAGAACAGCTGGGCAAAAGTTAAATTCCAACTTCACAACCAGCTCTCATGCGGCCAGTAGAAATGTAGGCACCGGCTCTGGCAATATTCCAGACGCTGACGGTTTAAATATGGTTGGAGCTACTGAAAACTATACTAGCAACAACTTAAACCTTAATGTGTTTGGTGGTGCTTCTGGTCGCTTGATTACTGGTGATATTTCATTCTCTAGTGCCACCACGCTGGTTGCATATCTTCGGACAATGGCTCCAGTTGGTAGTAATCCCTCGTCGATTACACTAGGTGCTGGTACTTACACACTAAGGAAGCCTAATGGCACTGTGCTTCGTCCGGCAGTTCCAAATACCGATATACTACTAGCTTCTGATTCTAGTGGGCAAGCCACCAGATTAATTATTAAAAATAGCACAGGGCTGGTAAATACTGATGATTTTGAGCTATTAGCAAACGCGAGTAATTCAACGCTTGAGGTGAATTTCTAATGATTAAATACAACTACACAAAAAAAGGATTAATTCAGTTCTTCGAACAGCACGACGAAAACTCATCGACTAGCGGGTTTATTCGTGATACTGAGAAAGTGCAAAAACTACTCGATAATGGTGTGGAAATTGCGCCCTATGTCGAGCCAGTTAAAACGCTTACCGATATACGCGCAGAGCGTGATTTATTGCTTGCTCAGAATGTCGATATTTACAACCCCTTACGCTGGGCAGAATTAACCGCAGCGCAAAAGGATTCGGTAAAATCTTACCGTCAGGCACTGCTTGATATTACTGAGCAAGACCCAGCTAGTGTTCTATGGCCAGAACCTCCATTAATCTAAAACAGTAACGCGGACTTTGATTAGTCCGCCTTTAACCTTGATTAATATCGTTGAATAACTCGAGCTCTTTAGTTAAATATCGAGCTCGAGCATTTAGCCACTTACGCAAAGTCTCGTAGTCTTCACCAGTCCACTTGAAAGCTCTTTCTGGCTTAAGATTATCAAGCCTCTTCTTGGCCTCAAGCTCTCCATACTTCATTACCAATCCGACATCATAGCCATGTGTCTTGCCTTCCCCATTCTTATTGGCAGACAAGGCAGAGTTACAGTAGGAATTACATTGGAGCTCACAATTCTTATTGTTCATCGCTATGTCTTTTCTTGACCCTCTCGAGTAGTAATGGCCTGTTGCAAAGTCATAGTTAGTGTAAGGAGTCCAAGGCTTTGAGCATGATATACATATAGGCTGATCACCGGTAATTGCACATCGCCACAACTCCTCGAGCTTAAACACCTTATTAAATGCCGTCTGCGTCTTATCGCATTGGCCTCTAGTATCCTTTAGCTCGACCTTTCGCTTGAACGCTTGATTACGCTTATTAATGGCCTTCTCATCAGCCTTACGCTTACGTTCTGCCTGCTGATTAGCCTTAGCTAAACCATGCCTAGCCATGCAACCATCATCACAGAACCCGACTGCCTGCCACTTATCTGAGTCGGCCTTAGAAGGCAGCTCAGAGCGACAGGTTTTTAGCGTGCATTTACGGTTAGCCATTATGAAATGGCCTCATTGTGGAGATATTCAAACCCACCAAAATCATCAATACATCGTCCAAACATTTCTTTTTCATTACTGTAGCTTGCAACTAGATGCCATTCACCTAATAACTTAACCTTTGAAATCCCATTCATTCGATACTTATTACCCGACTTAACGTGAAGTATTACAGGCATTCCACTGCACTCTAGAGCGACAATAACCGAATTAGCATCCATAACTAAACCCCCAATACCAAATCAACACCTTCACGACTGGCAGTAGTAAGGCGTGTAACAACCTTATCGGCTAGCTGAGTCATTGGCAACTTAGGCATATTGAATTCATAATCAAGGCGCTTTGCTACCGATTTAGCATAACCTTCATTAGTGACATAGAAGCCACCAGGAACAGCCCAAGTTCCATCATCCTTCTTGATTAGAGTAATGCCACCCTCTTCTACGTCATCTTTATTCTTTATTGTGCTTATGTATTCGTTTGTCATTAGAAAAAACTCATTAGTTTGTTTAATTGCTGCTCATCAGCAGTTCTAAAAATATTAGTCATCGCAGCCTGTATAAT